ACAAACCAAAATTAAAAGTAAATCTTAAGGGAGTAAAATATGTTCCCATAAGTTATAAATTACAAGGAACTACTTTGTCCGTAGACCCGGGATACTATTTTATTAGACCTGAAAAAGTTATTGTTTCTGACTTCATACTTTCTAAAATAATTGATGCAAATTTCAACTATTTCATTGGAGTTAATAATCAAGCACTAACAGATATCTCAATATGTCTTATTCCTAATAATGAGACATTAGAAGTTATGATGTTTGAAAGAAATAAAACATACAACGACGTAATATCCATTGAACGAATAGATTTCTCTGAATTATCCGCTTATCCTTTAGGAACCTTTGTTAAAATTGCTGAAGTTGGGGCAAGACCTTTAGAAAATTATACTTACTATTTTATAAACACTGATAATAACGGAAATTGCACCGATTTATCTTCATCTTGGACACTTGAGGTTAGAAAAAAAGTAAGAAATATTATCGACCCTGTTGTTCCAATTATTAATAACGTTCCTTCAACAATAGTTAATAACATTCCGATTCCTGGTGTAGATGGTAAAGACGGTAGAGATGGTATAGATGGTAGAGATGGAATAGATGGAGGTAGTGGACCTGCCGGACCTGCCGGACCTGCTGGAGCTGCCGGACCTGCGGGAGCACTTGGACCAATAGGACCTGCTGGACCTGCGGGAGGACTTGGACCAATAGGACCTGCTGGACCTGCGGGAGGACTTGGACCAATAGGACCTGCGGGACAAAATGGAACTAACGGAATACCCGGACAAAATGGACAACCCGGAGGATTAGGACCAATAGGACCACAAGGACCTGCGGGACCTACCGGAGCATCTGGCACTAATTCACTATGTCCTGAATGTCCTAAAGATAATACAGGAGGTACCGGCACAGGCACGGGAACAGGCACGGGAACAGGCACGGGAACAGGAACGGGAACAGGAACGGGAACAGGAACGGGTACCGGCACGGGAACAGGAACGGGTGGAGTAAGTAAAACATATTGGAAATTAGAACCCTGCACTCCCGGAAATATAAATAAATATATAGAATTTAAGCCTAACATAAATGCAGTTTATTTTGACCCACCTACCGGTGTGTATTATATTTACATAGGCGCAAAAGAAGAGCTCGAAAATAATATAAACTCTAAAGACATAGGAACTAGTTTAGTTAGTACTTTATTTAGTTCTTGTCCTACTTCAACTACTGGGACAGGTGGAAGCGGAGGTAGCACAGGAGGTACTGATACGGGCGCAGGTAACAAATATTGGAAAGTCTATTCATGTGACCCCACAAAAGGACAAGGATATACACCCAATGAACCACTAAAAAATCAAATATACTTAAATAGCAATAATACCGGTTTATATTATTGGGATGGTTCAGCTCCTGAATTCTTAAAAACTACTAGTGGAATAAATATATTTACATCTCTTACAAAATTAGGTAACCTTTCAACCTGCCCTAATTCTGGAGGCGGAGGTGCTCCCGTAGGTAGAGATATAACTATTTATGAACTGCACCCGTGTGATGGACAAGGTGGTAGTATTTTCACTTACGAAAGAATGAATACGATAAATCAGATAGCAAATCTAACAACTGGTATTTCTTCCTCTAAAACTTATCAATATAGAGGACAAGTGTATGTTATTAGAGAATCAGATTTAGGAAATAGAAAAGTAGTTAGTGTTAATATAGAAATAGGTAATCTTGAATGTTCTAAAACAGGAACAGGGGGTGGTACCGGAGGAAGTACAGGTGGTGGCGGAACTCCCGGAGGTGGTGGAAGTACAGGTGGTGGATCAACCGGAGGTGAAGAAAGAATTTTTGGTTCAGGCATTCCAGGAAATACTATAGAATTTGGCAATTATTCCAATGTCTCGAATAATCAAAATAATCAGATATGATAGATAGATTCGTAAATAAAGATAAAATAAAGGATTCGTCATCATTAATTGAAGGAGTATCATTTGATTATGAGCCATTCATGAGTCTAGACATATCAAAAGCAATAGTAGATGAAATAAAAAATCCATTCTCCATAGATTCTCATGTTTATAATACAAGTTATGATTTAGTTAAGTCAGCTTATAATGTAAGAAATGATTTCGATTCTACTTATGATGATATAAATTTTGATGTATGTAAATTATTTTTTGATTCAGAAATATTTGAGGGAACTTACAAAATTTGTTTTAACTTTCTTTATAATATTTTTGGGAACATAGATAATCAGTACTTTTATATTCAAGAGATTAGCCCGGATGAGTTAGAATTAAAATTAGCTATAAGGCCTACATACTTAAAAAATAACCCAGATGTAATAGAGAAATTAGAATTGTTTAAAAATAAAGTCTCTTATTTAAGAACATTAGGGTTTATTAATAATATCGTAATAAATTTAGGAGAAAATAAAATTTACTCAATTATAAACATAAAAGTAGATTGTGATAATGAGTACGTTATTTATGTTAAATTATTAAAACCTATAGAAAATTTAAAAACAGGAAATCTATTACATATATGTTATAAAGTAGCTGAAGATTATTTTGATTCATTCACTGTCACTTCTCCCGAAGTAGTTAGTGAGCCTAGAACTTTAACACCTAATTATTCCATAAATACTCCGAGTGGTGAATCCACTAATTATAATACTTGGAATAGCTTACTTCCGTCTAAAGACGAGAACATTTATCATTATTGGGATACTTTATTAGATTCAAATTACGATACAGCTAATACAATCATAAATAGAGTTATATCATCTTCGGCTTCCGTTCCTTTAAATATAGATTACTCTGTATTTTCTAATTTTGTATTTTACGGATCAGCACAAGAAAGATTAAAAAACTATAATTATAAACTACAATTAATTGAATTTTACAATAGCCAAAGTAATGCAATAAAATCAAGTAATTCTTCAGGCAGTAATTTTGGTATTGCCGACCATAATAAAATAGTAAAACGATCTTATCAAGTTAAAAATAGTTTTGATGAATTTGAGAATTATTTATATTATTCTTCAGGAAGTATTTTTTCTTATGACATAACAGGCAGTATTACTCCTGCGCCTAAGTATATATCTCAAAATAAGTATTACACATATCATATAACATCTTCTGCTTATAATTATTGGTATTCGTCATCTTTGTCTAAAGCTAGAAAATTTGATAGTACAAACTACAATACATTATATGAAGCAACTCCGGGTCATATTGTTAATGATTCAGACAACTCAGAATATTTTGTTTTCCTTGATATGATAGGTCAGCATTTTGATAATCTATATGCTTTTACTAAAGAATTAACATCCATTCACAGGAGAGATGAACACCCTAAAAGAGGTATTCCTAATGAACTTCTTAAAACTTATGCAAAATCTTTAGGATGGGAGGTAAATAATGGATATCAACTTAGTAATCTTTGGTTATATAAATTAGGTACAGATAATACAGGAAGTTTCTTAGAGACAGGTACTTTAGCTTCTCAAGCACATGAGTATCTAACACATCAAATTTGGAGAAGGATAGTAAATAACATACCTACTCTTTTAAAAACAAAAGGTACAGAGCGAAGTCTAAAATCTTTACTTTCCATATATGGTATTCCTCAAACATTAATTAGTATCAAGGAGTATGGTGGAGCAAGACCTCCCAAATATAATCCCACTCATAAAAGTTACAGATATCAATACTTGTTAAAATTTGATGGTAATCAATTCGTTAAAATTCCGTGGGGTCAATCCATATCCCCAAACGAAAATCAAGTATCTGCTCCTAGAGTTTCCGAATTTAGATTTAATACAACAAATTCATCTAGCCTTAGTATGAGTTTATGGTCTATAGAGGATTCTAAAAATAGTAATAAAGTATATAATAATTTAGAATTAGTAAGCTATAGAGCTTTTTCAACTTCATCAAGGAGTGGTAGTTATGCTTATGGATTTTTAAGATATAGGAACGCACAAAGCACGTCTAATTCAACATCTTCTTTCTCTATAAAAACAATCCAATCCCAGTATTATCCATTTTTTGATGGGGATGCTTGGAATGTTAGGATATACACGGATAGAAACATAACAAACACTAAAAAAACAGGTTCTATACATATTGAGTGGAAAAAATCTAGTGGTAATTTTGAAAATTGGATTAGTTTTTCTGGCTCAATGATTGTTACTTCCTCTTCTGATATTTCCTTCTCTTGGGGTTCTACTAGTTCTTTATCTACACCACACAACATTATATTAGGGGGATCTACCGGCAGTCAATATGCAGGAGTTAGAGCAAGTAGATACAGAGGATTCTTACAAGCGTATAAAGACTACAGCGATATATATTCAGAAAAAATATTTGAGGAGCATACCTTAAATCCTGCTGCTTACCACGGGTCTTCTTACACAGCATCATTTGATACATTGAATAGATTTTATCCAATGGGTGTAGATGCTCTTAGATACGACCACTCTACCTATAGATTCGTATCTTCTAGTCACCCTAACCGAATAAAATCACAATATACTACCGCTAGTTTCATAGGATTCTCCGGGTCTCAAGAAAATCAATATAAGCCTTATTCAGAAATTTATTATAGTTACTCACCCTCTATAGGAGCAAGTGTTATAAAAAGTGATAAGATACGAATAGAAGAATCTTTTTACACTAATCAATTATCTCCGGAAAAAAGAGTACAAATAAACACTTTTGATACAGACCCAGTTGATTCAAATAAATTAGCTGTAGTATTCAGCCCAACAGATCAAGTAAACAGGGATATATCAAATCAATACGGAGGTATAGATTTGGATAATTTAATTGGAGACCCTTCCGATTTGTATAAAGACGAGTACAATAACCTTAGAATAAACCGAGAGAATTATTGGAAGAAGTATAAGAATAGAAATAATTACAACAAGTACATAGAAATATTTTCACTATATGATTATTCTATATTTGAGCAGATAAAACAATTAGTTCCGGCTAGGGCAAATCTTATAGCAGGTATTTTATTGGAGGAAAATATATTAGAGAGGGCTAAAGTAGCAAGAAAAAACCCTTCTATGACTAATCCACAATATGAAAAAACAATCATAAAAACTGATAGTCAAGTTGGAGAATATATATTGTACACAGGTTCTATAAGTTATGCACCTCCGGTAGATATATCACACAAAAAATATACATCATCCTTAGATTTTAACATAGTACCGGATTTTGAACAAATAAAATATAGCACGAGTACAGATATGCCACCTGATTTAGAATTAGAGTACAAAAAATTTAAATCAGAATTACCGGTTACTGTGACCCCTGACTTTAAACATGAAAAAATAACAACTACTTTAAATTATTATGATGGATATTCTTTATTATTTTCAGATTTAGATTCTCATAAAGTTAATCAAAATGGAAAATTATATGAATTCGGCGGGGAAACATACTTATACAAATATGAAAATCTAATGGACATCATAGAAATGAGTAGAGACATGTCAAATATATACTCTATTTCAGATTTAGGAACATTAGAACATGTAAAAGGAAATATTAATATACTCAATACAAATGAAGAAAATGATATTAATTCAAACATGGAATCCTTATACTATTTTGATGATGAAAGAAATTTAATTGAATCATACGCAACTTTAAACAGACATTTATCGTTTATAGGAGATGTGTTGCATGTTAGCGGATCTACAGAAGAGAGCATTGCATATAGATTTAAAAGAAATGGAACATATAAAGATAGAATATTAAATAGAAGAAAGATTATTTTTTATGATGGAAACACAAATGTAATATCAAATGATTTTAAATTGGATTCATCACATTATAAGATAGAAAATATAGTGGGTAAAGTTACTAATTTCAATATCGATAATTTTTACAATGGCAATAACTCATACAATTATGTTTTGTCATCTAGTTTCCATAATTTTAATTCTACATTAACTAAATTTCAACTGAAAGAATATTTATATAAGAATGAATATGTAATAAATGATGCTGGAAATATTTATAGGAATAAATTGTATGTTACTCAATCTATTATAGAATCTGAAAGAACTAATTTAAAATATAAAAAAGTAGTATATCATTACTCATCTAGCACCGCCGTAAGTTATTCTTCACAATATCAAAAAAATCTAAATCTAGCGACATTGATAAGCACACAAAATTATTATTCATCTTCTCTAGTTCCTACTAATTACCAATACGATGAAGACTCTGTACCTAATAGGCTTAGATTTACTGGATGCAAATTAACTGGGTTAGATTTTAATGTAGACACAACAGATACTATTGACGGTGGACCTGTTGTAGAATACAGAGAAGTTAGCGCAAATCAAATAATAGTGTAAAATATTATATTTCAAAGTATTTATTATAAAACAAACAAAATGGGATACCTAAACAATAACCAAATAACAGTAGATGCTATTTTAACCCGCAGAGGACGGGAATTACTTGCACGAGGAAGAAATGAATTCCAAATTACACATTTTGCCTTAGCCGACGATGAGATTGATTATTCACTATGGAATACAGACCATCCACTTGGTACCGCATATTATGGAATTACCTTAGAGAACATGCCATTAACAGAAGCAGTAGTGGATGAAACTCAAATGATGAAATATAAATTGGTTACACTACCTAAAAGAACAGTTAGAATACCAATTATATCCGTAGGTCAAACAGCAGTAACCTTAACAAACGGAGAAGAAATAACAATCTCTCCAAGAACTATAAATTTTGAAGGCGGAAATACTACTTTTGGATATACCGCGACTTTATCTGATAGTGACGTAGCTTCTTTTGTTGGCGTAACTAGAACTCCTGCGCAAAATAATGGTCAGGATTTAGCTTCTTCAACTCCAAGAACTATCACAGACACCGAGGCAGCACAATCAATAAGTGTAACTGGTTTATCATTTACTTTAAAAGCGAAAGGCTCTACATTAAATCAGAGAAAAGCCACGTTAGCAATAGTAGGAAACGAAACCGGAGGTAGAGTATCCATTAGCTTAACAGTGAATAGAATTACTACAGGAACAACTCCTGGAGCTGGTATAACTGAATAAACAATAAAATAAAAATGGCAAATACAGATATATTTACTACATTCAATACGGCCGATATTGTACCTAACCAAGAGGAAGTAATTACTAGAGCTTTATTCTCAAATAATGATGGTAACTTAACAACCTTTTTTACATCTTCCGGACAAACGGCTACACAGAAGAGGTATTATTATGAAATTTTTAATAGCTCTTCAAACGCCCTAGGCTCCGAAGCTCAATTTAGTATTGCTTATGGACAATACAACGGATCCGGCTCTGCTGATGAAGGTGGTCAAATAAACGATACACCCACTAGAGCTATTTACGGTCAATATAAACAGTTATGTTTAGACCCCGGAGAAAGGAAATTCACAATAAATGGAAAATCTACAGATAGCATTTATGTAATTAATGTGAATAGAGCTAGATTAAGAGAATCCTTAGATGTAGGTACTTTAGAAATAAACATAGCTCACCTCTCAGGCTCTCAATTTATTGCTGGGCCTGGTAGTAACTCTACGCATACCGGATCGAATGTAAGATTAGCCGGAAATAATAAATATATGAGGTTAATTGATGACTCTAAGTCCAATCCCGCCTCTGTAACTACTGCCGGAAAAGTCTTTAACTTAGTGTCAGGGTCTCTAGAATCTGGCGTTTATAATCCTAGCAATCCTCAAAAATTTGGTTTAGTATATCCAAATTTAGGTATTGTCGTAATGGATGGCACTGCACTTGATAAATCCGCTTCTTTTGGCACAGTATCTGGCTCTGAAGTTGCAGGAGATAATGCTTTTAAATTATATAGGTCTATGTCTGGTTCTGCAAAGTTCCAAGATTTATCAGGAGATAAATTAGGGTTCCAAGCCAGAAGTTCAGAAAAAGTTAAATCTACTCATTATTTTGTAAGAGTAAGAAATGATAGATATAACTTTAGTAATAATCCAACATTTATAACAGGCTCGGAAGGAGATTTCTCTGAACCTACTTTTATAAATGATCCTAAAGTATATATCACAACAGTAGGTATGTATTCGGATTCTTACGAATTACTAGCGGTAGCTAAATTATCAAAACCTTTACAAAAAAGTTTTACTAGAGAAGCTCTTTTGAAAGTAAAATTAGATTTCTAAGAATCAATATTTAATAGCAAAAACATAGTGTGCAATGGATTTTATGGACTTTGAAGTATATTATTATTTATCAGAACAAGATAAACAAAGCTATTTAAATAGTATAGGTTTTAATAGTGCAGATTATTTAACTTTGTATAATGCGTGGTTAACAAACCCTAATAATCCTATAACAAATCCACCGCCTCCACCGCCTCCACCGCCTCCGCCAACTCCTAATTTTCCCGTATTTGTAAGTTTTTGTCAAGGTGGTATAGCTCAAACACGTTCAAAAGAATTCCCTTCTACGATATCTTTGAGCGCAGCAACTCTTGAATTTTATAATGAAATAAGTAATATATCAGGAGTTAATCCATCATCTATTAGAACTAGTACTACACCTATTCCTATTTCTCTTGTTGATTGTTCACTTTTTGGTAATCCTCCTAGTCCGCCAACACCACCTAGTCCGCCAACACCTCCTAGCTCTACTACAGTAACTCTAAATGCTTCATTTTGTAGTCCTCAAGGACCTAGAACATCTTCTTTTGGTCAAGTTGACGTTGCTTTTAGAAATCAGATTGGAAATACCTATAAATCTCAATTAGAAAGAGAGGGAAATACAAACGTATCAATTGCTTTTGACTCTGTTCCTGCGTTACCTACAAATTGTCCTTCTACTAGCGGAGGAGGTTCAACACCAACACCTCCTAGCCCTACTACGGTAACTATAAATGCTTCCTTTTGTAGTCCTGAAGGACCTAGAACATCATCTTTTGGCCAAGCTGCCTTTGCAAATAGAGTTAGTATAGCGAAAGCATATAAAGAGCAGTTAGAAAGAAATGGAAATACAAACGTATCAATTGGAGTTGACTCAACTCCTCCACTACCTACAAACTGTTCTTCTACTAGCGGAGGAGGTTCAACACCACCTTCTAATATTACTTTGTCAGAAGAATTAAGAGCTTCTGGCTGTTTAAATGGAGCGGTTAGAAGAACTTTTAAAAGAATTGAAATTGAAGCATCTTCTGGGACTACTAAAACTTCTGAATTTTTTAGAGATTTCCTATCTATTCAAACTGTATTATTTAGAAATCAATTATTATCCGAAGGCTATACTAATTTAAATATAACAACTAGTCCTAATCTCCCACAAGATTCAGATTGTACAGCAACTGGAAATAATAATACAACATCCGCAATACCTCAAGTATTAGCTGCCGTACAATTTCAAGAGTGTGATGGGTCTATTGTTAACCTAAGTAATTCTATAGCTACTCCAGCTCCTTCTGTTAGTATTAATGGAATTGGAATTTCCTTAGATACAATAAACAAAGGAATACTAGGAGATTTTGCATACACTTACAAAGCAGCTACAAGTACCGTTTTTTCAAAACCAGGTACATATACTGTAACTTTTGGAAACGTTTCAGGTTGGAAAACTCCATCAGCTGTAACATTTAATTTAAATTCCGTTAATGAATACGGAGGTGGAAATGCAGGAGCCGGAATATACGTTAGGTCTAATTGTAATGAAAATAAAACTATTCCTCAAATTCAAGCTGCTGTACAATTTCAAGAATGCGATGGTACAATAGTAAATTTAAGAAATTCTAGCAGACCACCCGCCCCATCATTAACAGTCAATGGTAAAAATCTCCCATTAGATAGGTTCGGCCCAGCAACGTATGAATCATTCATATTAGGAGATAGTGCTTATATATACAGAGAATTAACTAGTTTAATATATTCAACACCCGGAACATATACTGTAAATTTTGGTGATATTCCTGGCTGGGTAACTCCTACTCCTGCATCTTTTACTTTAAATTCAAATAATGAGTCTAAAGGAGGAAATGAGGCAATTAGGATATACAAAAGATTGGGGTGTGATGGACCTGAACCACCTGAACCACCTCCAACACCTCCGGGACCTGGACCTACCGGCCCCGGCCCTACCCCACCACCTTCTCCAACTACAACAACTACTACGACATTAAGAATTCCGGACTCTAATTGGTTAAAACGTATAAATCCAATAGATAACAGAAAGTATGTATTTGATGTAACCGAAGGTTTATTTTCTAATAATGTAAGGAACTTAATTACTTTCTTTACAGGTAGTACTTCCGAAAATTACAGTAGATATTATACACATGTATATGATGAGAATCCTAAAACATCATTAACATCTTCTATTCAATTTAGCATAGCTTACGGACATAGCGGAGGTTCTGGATCTTTAGACGAAGGTAATAAAATTAATATAACTCCTACTAGAGCTATTTATAGCCAGTATAGAAATTTAGTTTTAGGTAGACCTGACGTTAAGTTTAATCTAACAGGAAGAGATACAGATAGCATATATGTAGTTAACTATCAATCTAAAAGATTAAAAGATAGGTTAGATGCGGGTGTTTTAGAACTAAACATTGCACACCTATCTGGCTCTAGATTCTTAGCAGGGGGAGGCACTAGGGCTACACATACTGGCTCAAATGTAAAATTAGCAGGTAATAACAGAGTTCTTAGATTAATTGATGATTCTAAAATAAACATAAATCCTGATTACACAGATGTTGGGTATTCTTATAATATAGTTTCCGGAACTTTAGAAACAGGAGTTTACAATGAATCTAATCCTCATTATTATGGTAAATTAATCCCTTCTTTAGGCATAGCTATTTTAGATGGTAACAAGTTAGACCTTTCAGCTTCTTTCGCAACTTCTAATGCTTCGGAAATAGAAGGATACAACGCTATTAAATTATACAAATCATTTTCCGGATCTGCATTAATACAAGATATTAGCGGAGATTACTTAGGAATGAAAGCTAGGAGAGTAATTAGAGAATATAATGACTACTATTTTATTAGAATTAACAACAGAGAATTTAACTTTACAAACAATAATAGCTACTTTATATACAACAAGATAGAAAATCCTACTAATCCCGGAGATTTATCTATGCCATTAGACCCTAATTCACCGGAAGGTAGAGAACTAGCCAAAAGACTTACAGAGACTAACGGAGAAATATATGAAAACTTTGTAAATAATCCTCAAGTTTATATTACTACCGTAGGTCTATATAACGCTCAAAGAGAACTTGTTGCAGTAGGTAAATTAGCTAAACCCATACTAAAAAACTTTACAGAAGAATCTATATTTACTGTAAAACTTAAGTATTAATATGAGTACATTCGCGCCAATAAGAGGTGAGGATTTTAATATTGCGCCGTTTGAAGTAAACAAGGAATATTATATCCTCACCGGAAGTTATTTAAATCAAGGTTATAAAGTACAACAAGGACTTTATTATAATGGGCCTATTCATATAAGTTCATCAAAAGACGTAACATACCCAAAAAATTCAGATGGGTCATATAAGTACATTGTCTATAGTTCACTCAATCATCTATATTATAAAAGAGGATTTGCATGGGCTAATTGTTTAGAAGGATGGGACAGAAATAGAACTACCAAAAATATGTTTTTAACTGCTAGTTTACTTTCTATTCCTTCTTTAAATTACGGAGACAAGATTAAAGAAACCACATTATATTTAAAAGGACTAAACAACAATGTACTTTTAGTAGACGATGGACACAATAACTTATATGACAAGAATATAAATACAAGTTCTTTCCTAAATACGGATAACTTATGTGGCTATTGGGGATTTCAGGACGCACATAAGGCTTATAGATACGGTAGAGGAGGTAAGAAAACATTGTTTATAAGATACGAAAGTGAAGTTATTGAGCCCCAGGAAAAATCAAAATCATATCAAGTAGCTTATTCAAGTGGTATTCCTATAAACGGAACTAGAACAGGATTAGCTGCGGAATTTTATGGCGATGGTTATATTCACACTAAAAACTTTGACACGGTTAGCTTTGAGTCAGCAGACAATTTCACCATAAGTTTTTGGTTGAAAGCGCCGGTATCTCAGAGTGTATTAACTAGCAATAAAAATACAGTAATTGACAAGAAGTCCATATTGTATAGAGAAGAATTCGGAAGATTAAAAAGAGTAAATAAAGGTAATTTAGTAGTAACCGATGTTTTTTCATCATCCTCTTTCAAATATTACCCAGTAGATTATTACCCGTATGATTTTTCCGTACATAATCACACTCATTCACAGCCGGGAAAATTATCTTTCAGTAGATCGGATGGTTTTTCTACATTGCAATTGACATCATCTAATTCCATTTTAGATAATAATTTCCATCATGTATGTTTAGTTAAGACAGGTTCAAACATTCAATTATATGTGGATGGAACATTAAATTCATCAAGAGCAGATGTTAAAGATGAAACTGTCAATGTAAGTGATATAATGATAGGAGCATCTTCTTTTGATGGAAGAAATGGATATACAGGACTTATAGATGAATTAAGATTTTACAATAGAGCAGCAACATCTCAGAATGTAGCTAGCTTATATAATACATCATCTATTTCATGTTACCAGACAAGTAGAGTGGGTAATGTGTTTTATAGAACAGGTAATTTAGTAATCACAAGCCCGGATAAAAAATATCATGAAATTTTATCTAACAATTGGTTGCTTTATTATAAAAATAGTTTAACTTTGTATGAATTTGAAATGTTATGCAGAATTAAAAGAGGTGATTTTAATCTCACATTGAACCCTTCCTCTACTAAGACTGTTAAGAGTACGGAGTATTTGGATGATTTCACAGGTTCTTTATCTCCTTACATAACTACTATTGGCTTGTACAACAAATATAACGAGCTAATTGCAGTAGGTAAAATGGGACAAGCAATAAAGAAAAGAGATGATGTAGATTTAAATGTTATTGTAAAATTTGATTATTGACATGGCAGGATTTTTTAACAATTCATTTAAGACTAGACTAGCGCAGAAAGAAGGGTACAGATCTAATTTCGAAAAGTCTATTGCTCTACAAATATCAGGCTCTTTGGGAGTAAACCCTAAAGATTTGTATGAGAAAAAAGTTATTAAGTACATAAAACCCGAAACTCCTAGAACTTATTTAGCAGATTTCGAGTTACCCAATAATATTATTATAGAAGCTAAAGGAAGATGGACTTTAGAAGAACGTAAAAAAATGATGGATATTATTTCATGTAATCCTCATTTAGACATCAGGATTGTATTTCAGGATCCTCATGTAAGAATTTCAAAAGGAGCTAAAACCACTTACGCCGAGTGGTGCAATAAACACAATATAAAATGGGCGGCTTATTCCATACCTAAGCAATGGTTTGAAGAGAAAAAATAATTATATATGCGTTTTAGATTATTATCGGTTTTAGAGGAAGTGCTAGGTTCTTCGGAATCAGCGGGTAAATCAGACATTGTATTTCATTGTCCCTTTTGCAATCACCACAAAAAGAAGTTAAGCGTAAATTTAACTAATCAAAAGTATCATTGTTGGATTTGCGAAACTAAAGGGAGGAGCGTAAGTAATCTTTTCTACAAATGCGGTGCCACAAAGACTCAAATTGATCAACTTAGAAATGTTTTAGAGTATTATCAAATGAAAGATGACACTCAAATAGACATTCCTACTGCCTTATTGAAATTGCCCGATGAATATGTATCATTAGACAAGGTTCCTAACAAAGCTGTATTAAGTTTCTTAAGAAGATTCAAGCCTTCTTTCACAAGTCAGGACATAGTAAGACATAAGGTTGGATATTGCCTAACAGGTAAGTATGCGGGCAGGATTATACTACCTTCCTATGACAAGAACGGCACACTTAATTTTTTTGAAGGCAGAGATTTTACAGGTCTTTCGCCTTACAAATACTTAGGCGCCCCTGTTAAGATAAATGATATTATAGTCAATGAGTTTTTCTTAGATTTTAAATTCCCTATAGTTATCGTAGAGGGTTTTTTCGACAGTGTATCAGTAAGAAGGAATGTGACTTATTTAACGGGCAGCATCATATCAGAAAAGTTAAAACATAGACTACTCATGGAAGAAACTCCTTTAGTATATGTTGCTATTGACCCGGACAAAAAGAAACAAGCTATAAAGTATTGTTTGGAATTAGGAGCCATTGGCATTCCTACCAAGCTAGTTGACTTAGGTACAAAAGATCCTAGTGATTTAGGGTATGATGACACATGGGATGCTATAGAAGGAGCAGTTGAAATTAATGAGTATTCAGCAATAACAAATTTACTATGATTCTAATAAAAGACACCGGAAGAAAAGTGGATAAGATTTTTCACATTTCAGATATTCATGTTTACAATTATCAAAGACATGAAGAATATATAGAAGTGTTTGAGAAATTGTATAAAATCATTGAGGAGAGAATGACAGACAATTCCATTATATTTTTGGGCGGGGATATCGTACATTCAAAAACAAACATGTCTCCAGAATTATTCTCAGTAGTATCTAACTTATTATCTACATTATGTAACATGCTTCCTACCATAGTGATATTAGGAAACCATGACTTAAATCTAAATAATAAAACAAGATTAGATGCATTAACTCCTATTATAAACAGTTTAAATTTACCTACATTACATTTCTTGAATGAAACAAATGTATATCGATATGAACAAATAGCATTTAGTTTATTACATGTCAAAGATAAGATTGAAAATGTAATCCCCGCAAAATCTTTTGATGCAGAAACAAAGATATTAATGTATCATGGACCGGTAAAGAACTCGGCAACAGCATACGGATATCTATTAGAGGGAAATTATTTAGATGTATTAGAACATGCAGATTATGATTACATCTTATTAGGAGACATTCATAAACATCAATATCTCAATTTAGAAAGAACAGCAGCTTATCCATCTAGTTTGATACAACAGAACTTTGGAGAAGATTTAACACATGGAATTATAGAATGGGATTTAAATGAGAAAACAAGTGAGTTCATTAAGATAGCATCTTCTCATGGCTATTATACATTTAAATTGAAAAATGATAAAGTAGCTGAGAAAATACCTGGAGATTTACCATATAATCTTAATGTAGCTATCACCGCGGAAAATTGCACTCAAGAATTTATAGACTCCTTTTGTGTAGCATTGGAAAAGAAATACAATGTTCTACGTATAAAAAAGCCAAAAGTAACTAAATTTATTATAGACAATGGTAAAGGAGAAGTATCACTAGACAAAGATAACATAATAAGAGACTTTGAATGGAGACACTCGATGCTAGAAAGATATGTTCAAAACGAGTTAAAACAAGAGTACCAAGCGGACAAATTCTTAGATATACATAAAACAGCCTCCTTAGAATTAGATGAGCCTTCTGAATTTATAGGTGTTACATGGAAGCCTTTACGATTTGAGTTCTCTAATATGTTTTCCTACGGAGAGGATAATGTGTTTAATTTAGGAGAATTAGGAGGATTGGTTGGATTATTTTCACCAAACGCCTCCGGGAAGTCTACCCTATTGGATGCTATGACTTACTGTATTTTTGATAAATGTAGTAAGACAAGTAGTGGTGCTGAAGTTATGAATACATCTTCTGATTTCTTTTCCTGTAAATTAGAATTATCGGTTGCAGGAGAGTCTTATTTTATCGAACGTAATGGCAAGAAAGGAAAAGACGGGAAAGTAAAGGTTATTGTTAATTTCTATAAAGAGGATGGGACTTCTTTAAATGGTGAGCAAAGGTATGAAACAAATGACAGCATTAGAAAGTATCTAGGAAGTTATGAGAATTTCATGCTTATAACAATGTATGATCAACATAATAAATCTGATTTTATTGATAAGACACAAAAAGATAAAAAGGATTTATTGTACAAGTATTTTGATATAGACATCTTTGAGAAATTAAATGATACATCCAAAGAACATCTTAAACAATTAAAATATGAAATTGAGAACCACCAAAAACAGAAATACAACGAATCTGTAACGGAGTATGAAAATAGCATAATAGATATAAAGTCTAAGCTAACACAAGTAGAGGGTAGCCTGGATTTAAATAAAAAGAATTCTGACATCCTTTCCGTACAAATAGAAGACAAAAGAAAAGAACTTATACCTTATCCTAAACAATCTATAAACTATGCCACAAAAATAGACGAGGAGAGCAGAAATGAGGCTACCCTTAGTTCATCCTTAGAAAGCAAGAGAAAGTCGTTTGTAGAGGCTAGAAATGCCCTTAAAACGAATCTATCCGAATTAGATGACATGGGAGAAAGAGTTGACGTATCTTCTAATCTAGTTGAAGTAAGAAAAAAACTATCTGATTTTGACAGAGACATCGCAGTAACGGACTCTGAGATAAAATCTAGCAATAAATTAATAGAACATCTACAAGGTTATGAACACGATCCGAACTGTGTGTATTGTGTAAAAAATAACAAGTATGCATTAGATGGAGAAAAGGCTAAAAAAGAGCTACCGGAATTACTTGATAAACTAGAGAAACTAAAACAAAATAAAAATGAGGTAGCAGAATATGTAGAGCATTTAGAAATAGCTGATTCTACATATAAAAAATACAGGGACAAGAAAGCCGAATCAGATAGGCTAAAATCCAACTTGGACAATATAGAAAGCCAAGCAAATATTATAAAGGAGAAAATACAAATCTCAAAAAACTTAATTTTAGAATACTCTGAGAAACTAAAAGAACAGGAATCTTACAAAGAAATAGAGCAAAAAAACGCTGAAATAGAAAGTGAAATAGCTAAATTAGTAGATG